CCACCCGGAGCCTGTGCATGTATTAAGCCGAAATAATTGTCGTTTCCCCTGGAGCGACGACTGTGTATTGATACTGATATGTGGCTTGGGCGATTTGAGTGGCACCGGCGTAAACGCCAGGGTCAATGGAATAATTAGGGAAATACCACAGGGATTCATAAGCATCCTCGGCTGTGTTTCCTTCAACATTGACTGGTTGCCCGCCCGACGCATTCAGCGCATCGTTCCAATATGTTATATCAAGTGGGTAGCCCAGTGAGACGGCATTTTGACTCGTCTCTACTGGTGGCGTTACGCCATTGCCCGCTTGGAATGCTTCATAAAACTGGTCGAAATATCCATACAATGAAATGAATTGCTCAAGTAACCCGAACATGGCGTCGTTCGTGGGCCGCTTCATGGTGAGTTCGTCCGACACGGAGTCTACGGTATGCCCCATCGCGTCATCAATATGGTCTAATTCGCCCTGGAAGAGTAATGCCGCCTTCCACACTGGATCGGGATTGGTCGGCATTTCCATCATCTGCTTGGCGAACGTCTTGCTCGCGGCGGCTTGGCCCGTATGTTTCGCGAAGAAACCCCTTGTTTTCTTGTTCCGTCTCATAGATCGTCCCCAAATATTTCATATATAGCGTCCCTAATAGTCGTACTCGCTCTTGTTGAGTTTGAATCATCCCTCCTAGGCCGATCAAATAGTTGGTTCATAAATTCAGTAACCCCATGGGTCCGGTTACTTACGGCTGTCTCACCGTTGGTCAATGCAGTTGAGATGCGTGCCATAGCTCCGCCAGAGGGCCGCAGCGCTGCCATTTGCTGCCGCAACACCTCCATCCTCGTACCGTTATCAGACCAAAACGGTAACGAAATCTTCTGCATTTCTCCCCCAGTACTATTGTCGGTTGGCTTGGGTAAACGTCCAAATGGTTTGCGTTTAAAGCCTGGCCCGAACATGTTCGGTCCAGCATCCCCGTTACCTAAAGCTAACGGCCTACGTGTCCTCCTCCCAAAATCCGGACCCGAGATGCCCAATCGTCTCATCATGCGGATAAGTGCTAACATCTTTCGCCGGTTAGGTTGGTTATTACGCCGTCTTGATTTGCGCTGGTTGCGTCGTCCCTTGCGTCCACCACGACCTCTACCACCTCCTCCTCCACCGCCCTTAGATTTGCCTCCCTTATATGGAACTAAGGTAACGACACCGTCTATTTGGCACTTTTGTTTCTTGGCGCGGGGTCGACGTCTGCGACGCCGGATGAGGGTGGCTGTTCGCACAGCAGGGGAATTCACACTAACCATTTGCATTCTGGATTATATTCGGGATTCGTATAGCGTAACTTGACATGGCAGGCAGGCCTGGTGGGAGACGCGTCGCCACCTTGCCATAAACCTCCATTGCAGTAGGATCGAACCCCGGGGATACACTGGCTAATGAGATGAGTGATGGATCATACAATGCTGATGGAAATACTTCTACCAACCATCGGACCGTGACAGTCAACGATGTGTTGGCAGTATCTAGACCGGTAAAGAAAGCCCCACAACCATTAAAGTTGTACGGGTACACCGATGCTGATTTACAATATGCTACTAATGGCTCAAATGTGGATGATGTAACGGGTTGTGTGTTGCCTTGCAAAACCACTGAGATGGCCGATCCTCCACTGGCTCCGGTAAATGCACCAGGAGTAAACCCAGTACCGGTTGTGTTGGCCAATCCCATAGTGGGCATTTGCTGTGAGTATAGTGAACCTCGGACCGGAGCATCCATTGTGCACATCTTAGCAACACAATAGGCGCCATGTTTCGCAGCCCATTGTTTAGAAGTAAGTTGCGCCATCATCATCCCCTGATTAATTGGGGGTCCCATATATGTGGGAAGTGATGCTACAAACCCATAAGCCTGACTGCCTACCGCAGGATTAACCGAGTTATTAAGCCCGGTCATGACAAACCCATACTGATTCGAAGTGATATTTGAGGGATTCTCATAAACCACCACATTACCTGACTGGTACAGGGGAGCGGTTTCGTTCACCACCTCAAACCCCATTCCTATAACTCGGTGAGGTGAAGTAATGCCGTGGTTGAGTACCATCAACGGATCAGTAGTAAAAGAAGTCATATACCCATTTTCGCTGGTGAGGTTGGGATCAGGTCCGGCGGTATTAATAACCAATCCGCCGCTGTAATATGGAGCAGCAGTCACTGTAGTGTCGATGAGTGTGCCGATACCGAGTTGAGATTGTCCAATGATTGTGGTGAAGGTGCCATTCGTGCCCCAAGTGGGCCATAATGTTTGAGCCGCCATGGTAAAACATGGAAGTGTGCTATTAGTGTATGATTGCGAATACGTGGAATATGGACACAAGTAAAAACTTACCACGCCGTTGGCGAGTTGCGATCCAGACAGTGTGAGGGTTGCTACTTTCTCCATCACTACTGACTTGCTAGACATCATATCCGGAAACCCGCCCATGTATTCCACGGGAGCTGAAAAGGGGTCAAGTGCCCCAAGTAACCAAGAAATACCATCTGCAGTCAATTCACCGCTGTCTTGCAACTGTGCCGCCAATTGTTGGGCAATGGCTGGTCGTGACGAGACTCCTGTGCTCGTCGTCATTTGAATATATCCTACAGGAGATCCTTGTCCCCATCGTAATAGGTGACAAAGTACTCATTCTCGTTGGGCTCAACACCAAAGGCCCAGGTACTAACCTGGTATGTCACTTTGGGTACTCCACAACGGAAGGACTCACGGATGCTAGATTCAATGTCCAATTGTCCGCGCTCACTGATACCAGTAAGCACGTTGTACTGCTCCCGGTCCACTGTAGTCGGCCCGCCTAAGTTTTTGTAGTCGCCGGCCAGCTGATTACGCCTGACCAAGTCAGCATCGTAGTGTGGCAGCTTAGCCGAAACGCCTTGCAAAGCGTGCAACATGCAACTATAATATGTCCACAAAATGGGGGTTTGACCGTCCAGGCACAAACCGCTGAGTGCTTTCGCTACTGCAAGCGATTTAATATATTTGCCATTTTGGACCTTAGCATTGGGTGAGTTGGAAAGGTGTACCTTCCGCATGGCGCGCAAAGGCTGCGAGAAACTCTTTATGCCTCCATCGCAAATGTAGTAGTGCCTCCCAAGAAAGGTTGCTTCTACCATCTGTTCAAAAACTTTCACCTTCAACTCTTGCCCTATCATCCTACCAACTTCAACGAAGTTAGGAGAAAGGCGTTCAAATTCGACGCCCCGCGCCGCCAAGTAAATGTCATCCCCTTCAATATAATACACAATAGCTCTCTCTTCTATACCACTCACTTGGCACAATAACCACACATAAAACCCCGAAAGTATGCTGTTCCCATAAGAAGTATCCGCATCACCTGAACAGCGCTGGGTGGGCACCGAAAACCCCGTGGGATTTTTCCACGCGGGGCACTTGTATGCCACTCCCTCAATATGGTGAGCGTTGGTGAAACTCATAATCCTATGGCATTCCTGGAGGACGAACTCCTCGAGGGGGAATGCACGCACTAAGACCTGGTGGACGAGGGATATAAACTCCTGGACTACATGCTTGTCCATCCGTGATGCATCTATCTCCACGAACCTCCACTGGTCGTCGCAGAGGTCGGAATACATCTTGGCGTGCCTTGACGCGAGATCGTGGCCCTTTAAACACCACCGCATCCGTTTGAGTGCTTTCTCCACGCTTGCTACAAACGGGCCGTACGTCGCTGTGAATAACGGCGTTCGCGGGGATATGTTCCGCGGTACTCCCAGTCCCGCTTCCAACTTCAGGAACGGTGTAATGTTCGAGCACCCATCCAACCCAATCGGGCAGTGCTCCTTCGCTTTCATCAACACCTTTTGCCTGCTCAACGGGTACCTCTTCAACCACAACGGGAACGGGATCAAGTCCACATCGTCCCACAGCTGCGGGTGCAGGTTGAGGTACTGGTTCGTCAATGCACTCAATTCTTGCGCTCGCAGTGTCGGAGGGGCCACTGGGCTCACAACTCGCGACATCACTGATGCTAAGGCATTGTCCGTGGTGGTCGCTGGCGTTCCGATCACGTCGTCCACCATCTTCGGACCTATCACGACGGACCTTCTGTTGAAAGGGCTGGTAAGATCCAAACCCGTCAATCGTCACGTTCCCTTCCCCATCCACAGCACTTTCATACACCATACCAAAATTCACTTTCGAGTAGTCAAACGGTACAAACTCAGCCTCAAAATCCCCCAATTGCTTTATACGTGCTATAGTTGCGCACACATAAACCTCCAATAAACACATATCCGCTTTCTCTTTCTTCATGATCCCAGTTATCAACGACGTAACAACGCTCGCGCGTGCGTCGCGGTTCTTGAAAGCAATGGTATCAACTAAGCTACGTTCCAAAACGATTGCCGTCCCGACCACATACACCGAACGCTCGGTAAAGTCGAAAACGTGCCCACTATAGCTAAGTACCATTGATCTAGTTTTCACTGGTGGATCCATGTAGAAGCGGTTGGTGTCGTCGCGGTGGTCCAACGCCTTAATTATTGGCAGGACACATGCCAAGCGAGTGACCTGGAGGCTCATAGTAAACGTCTCATACACATATACAACCCTATACAACTTACCCACGTAACAATTGCGGTAGGCGCATATGCGTCCGCCCCGGCCCATAATGGTGCCCTCGTTGTCCCAATCGTGGTGTTTGTGTGCATAGGTGGGTCCATCGCGCACAATAGTTTGTAAGTTTTCCCTACCCCCGGTGGTGAATGCACCGTTCATGAAATGTTTCTTTTCGCCTGGGAACACAATAGGAGTCACGATCCATAGCGGCAGGCCAGTTTTCGGCACACACTCCACTATATCCTCTATCGGCAAATGAAAGTCGACATCAACCATCATCGCGACATCTGTCTCCACGTCACAATCACCAGCTTTACGTCCACACACTCGCACCGACGCGCATTTGGCGTGGTCGGCGGGGGAAGAACTGTAATGGCAAGTGTGCACACGCGGGTTCGCGATGTGCCGCCTCGAGGCACCGATCTCCTTCATGTATAAAGAATTTGCCGCGGCGTGCTCCAAGAGACAATTCTCAATTGCGCGACGCTCATCAGCCAGGCCAATATGGCCTCCCCGGGACACATTCACGGATAATAAACTTCCCCTCACAGCGACGATATCGTCTAAATACCGAGGAGGTGGTACCTCAAACTCGGCAACGTGCTTGATGGTGTCGATCACATCGCAGCAAAACGCAGTGCGGAAGACTCGACGAGCATCATTATCAACTTTCTTGAACCATTGTTTGCAACGCTGGTCGAAAGGAACACGTAAAG